TCTATTAAAAACTTTATTTGCATTTATTTTTCTTCTCTTTAAAATAGGGCTACCACCAACACCACCACCTCGCATTGAAGTCATCTTATTGCTAAAATTTTCATATGCGGGAGAGTTATCCATTACCTTGTTGTTTGTTTTTTAAATTTTCTTCTTCAATATATTGTTCTAAAAGAGCAATATATACATCTTTTTCCCATGGTATCATGTTTTCAATCTCTGTTAATGAATATTTATGGTGCTGCATCAAGGCAAAGTTAATCTTATAGTATGACTCTAAACTTGCGTGAGCCATACCTACTCGAAAAAAGACGATAACCCTTCTAAAACGATATCACTTTTGACCTTTGTCTCTGGATTCGTCACTTTAACGGTATGAGACAATTTAGGCATGGTATCAAAGAAATTTTCAATCTCTTTAAATTGTTTTGAATTTAATTGATCCAAAAAATCAACCATTTCCTTTTTTGTACAATCAGCAGATGTCCAAGATTCCTCTTCATTATATATTTGATCAATACATGAAATAATTAGATCAAATGACTCCTGAACTCCAATATTTCCAGTCAGATCAAAATTGCTTTTTATAAATTCTGATAAGGAAGGATACTTCATTCTCATAATAAGTTTATCGTCTAATTTAATATCTTTATTATGGTCAGGATGTTTTTGAATTTTGATCTCATCAAGTGGAATCATCACAGGAACTTGTGTTTTCTCATCATCAGGACATGTAATAAGAACTTCGACATTCTCACCAACAGATTTTCCTCTTATATTTAAGAAAAGATATTCAATATCAAAAGTAGATAATTTATCGACCTTTATTCCTCTTGATATTATACAATTATTAATTACAGATTTGATAGCGTTAGTTATCTGCTTCTGATCTTCAGATTCCATCGCAATAATCAGAATTTTCTCTTCTTTAACTAAAAATGGTCGATATTTTATTTTTCGATCAGAAGAAGGAAGAACCAACTCATACGTTGGTGTTGCAATTTTTGGTAATGGCATAATGTTTATAGCACTTCAGTAGTTTTATTTATAGGACTTTTTTGAAATCCTGACAGACCAAAAATTTTGCCGAGTTTTTTTTGCCCGTTTTATGAAATTAAAAGTTGATTTTGGTTTAGACTCTTGCTTTTAATATGTTCTCACTCTTCTTTCTATTAAAAGCAAGACTTGTTTCTTCACCAGCTATGTATCTCTCATAACTGAATGTCACATTAGTTCTTAGTACATCAGAACTACCATACTGAACAGGAGTAGATGAAAAGTTAATTGGAAACAATCCAAAGAAAGTATACTCTATCTCTGAACGATAATCAACATTAAACTTTATAATTTTTGTCTTATCACATTTATAACCTGCTGAACCTCTTGGATATCTCATTCGATAAAAATAACCTACCTTATCTTTTCTAACTTCAGGTGATGTCTTTTCTGATCCAGTTGCAACGTAATCTATCCAGTGTTCAAAAAACTTTATCATTTTATAATCTTTATCAACATAGAAATCAAGTGATAACTCTGTGAATATTCTTGTATGTGCAAACTTTTCTTGAACTCCTGTAAAATTACCAAAAATATCAGTAGTGGCAAGAGAACTACCTGGTATTGATGCTTGATTGCAAAGTAATCCAGCGTTCTCAATTATAAATCTTCGATTAACTCCTTTTGATCCTAGAAAAGTAAAAAGATCTGGAGACAACCCATCAAAAAAGACCTGATAATGAGATGTTTGAGCTACATTCGTCAGTATTGGTTTGATATCAGCTATTTTCTTAGGACGAACCATCTAAATACTTTATATTTTGTCTTACTATCTATTTAGATGTCATATAAAGGTAGATATAGACCATCGAATCCAAAGAAGTATAGAGGTAATGCCTCAAATATAATTTACAGATCACTTTGGGAACGAAAATTCATGGTTTATTGTGATAATAATAATAAAATACTTGAATGGGGGAGTGAAGAAATAGTTCTACCTTATAGGTCACCCATTGATAATAAAGTCCATCGTTATTTTCCCGACTTTTATATTAAAGTTAAAGAATCAAACGGTAAAATCAAAAGATATATTATTGAAATCAAGCCTAAGAAACAGACAGTAGAACCAAAGATGAAAAAGAGAAAAACGAAAGGATATATCTATGAAGTTTATGAATATGCACGTAATCAAGCAAAATGGAAGGCAGCAGAAGAATTTTGTAAGGATCGAATGTGGGAGTTTAAAGTATTAACCGAAGATGAATTGGGAATTAAAAAATGAATAGTTATCCAACCGATGATAATGAAAATCGTGTGAGATCTGTAGTAAATTCACTCATTGGCACAGAAAAACCTGATGATATCATGGTTGAGTTGATGGATAATTTAGGTACAACAGTTACATCATCTCCAAGTGCTGGAAAATATTATGTATTTGTATATAGTGCTAAAACTCCCAACATTCAATATGATTCGAATCCATTAGTCGCAGTGACTGATGTATTTGAGTGGGGATTTCGTGGTATCAATCTTCATGTGGGTCAATACCGTAATTATACGTACAATGAACTGGTTGGACAACTATACGAAGTCAACTCTGATGAGTTAGCAGATGTAAGAGAACTACCTTTTGGTAATATCATGCTAAATAGTTAAAAAAAGATATAAATGTCAACTTATACCGTTTCAGGAATAACATATGATACTGCGACTGGTAGACCAATCAATCGTGATGGGGGTCTATTATTAGACAGTGAAATTAAAGCGTCTAGTATATCTACTAATACAACTACTACAGGGAAAACAAGAGATAGAAAATTTAAATCACTTAGATATCCAGTGGCAAGATTAGAAAGTGATAGTGATTATCTTGAGATAAAAGTTCTTGAATATCAGGCACCAGGATTTGAAACGAGTGGTACTGGACAATCCCTCCGATTACAAACAAGTTCAGAATCCTTAAAAAATAATGAAATTATATTAGGTCATATCTTTCTTCCAATTCCAGAAGCAATTACTGATTCAAATGGTGTAACATGGGGTGAGGATAGCCTGAATGGACTTGCTGCCACTGGTGTGGGAGTAGCTCAAGATGTGATATCGTCAAATAATTTACAAGAAGTAGGTCAAGCAGGGGGTCGTGCAGGTCAGTCACTACAACAATTATTAGGTGATGATGCAACAACATCTGCTATCAATGCAACATTTGCATCAATGGCAGTCAATGCTCTTGGTGGACAAACAAGTGCAGGAGGTGTTCTCGCAAGACAAACTGGATCAATATTAAATCCAAACATGGAATTATTATTTGGTGGAGTTCAGTTAAGACAGTTTAGTTTTAGTTTTGATTTTGCACCCAGAGATGAGAACGAAAGTATTGTAATTAAAAAAATTATTCGTGCGTTCAAAAAAAGTTTAAATGCAAAAAATAGTTCAACTGGTGAAAATAAAGGTACTGGACTCTTTATAAAATCACCAGACGTATTTCAATTAACTTATAAAACTGGTGCAAGTAATCATCAGTTTTTACATAAATTTAAACCAATGGCTCTCTTAAATATTGGAGTCAATTATACTGGTGCAGGAACATACGCCACTTATGATAATACCGCACCCGTTCATACAAAAATTGATCTTACATTCCAAGAGTTGAATCCAATCTACTCTGAGGATTATGATACAGAAGAAGGTTTGGAGGGCACAGGATTCTAATGGGATACTTCAGAGAACTACCAAATTTACAATATCAATCACCATATTCAAATCGTATTTCAAGTGATAGTTATATAACTGTAAAAAATTTATTTCGTCGAATGAAAATACGTGATGATTTACAAAATGTATTTACTGTTTTCAATAAATTTACAATAAATGATGGTGACAGACCAGACACTGTTGCAAAAGATTTGTATGGAAAATCTACACTTGATTGGGTTATTTTAACCACAGCAAATATTATTAATGTTCGTAATGAATGGCCACTATCAAGTAAAGAATTATATGATTTTGTAGTTGAAAAATATGATCTTACAGAAATTAATCAAGTCAGACATTATGAAACAACTGAAGTCAAAAATGATCGTGGAATAGTTATTTTACCAAAAGGTAAAGTAGTAGATGAAGATTTTAAAATACCAAATCCAGAAAATATAAACGCAGAATTAAATCCTGTGAGAGGAGTAACATACTATGAATATGAGCAAGATAAAAATGAGGAAAAGAGAAATATATTTGTTCTTCGTTCAGAATATTTACAACAATTTTTAACAGACATAAGAAATGAGATGACCTATAAAAAGTCATCCCAATTTGTGAACGATAAATTAATTAAAACAGAAAATACTAGAGTAACAAATTAATTATTCCTCTGCAAGTTTCTGAAAATATGAGAGTGCATCATCATCATCCTCATTCACAGATGATGGTGTTGTAGATACAGCAGCAGTAACTAACTCTTCAGCAGCACCACGATCAGTATCTTCCTCCTCTATTGAACTGGTTGGTCTTTTACTACCAAGTACATACTCTAAACGTTTCTTCAAGTCATCATATGATTTGAACTGATCGGCATCAACAAACTCTTTAAGAGAGTTTTCTTTCTTCCAAACAGATTCAAGTGCGTCGTCGTCATCAAGTAAAGGAGTTACAGCAGTAAATTCAGAACTATCATAGTTTCTGTATCCTGCTACATTCTTTGCTTTCAACTTGAAATTAGCACCTTGCCAGAAATCGAATGGATCGATTGCTTCTTCATCCTCAAACTCAGGTTGCATTGCTGCTGTGAGTTTATCAAAGATTTTTTTACCATACTTATATAAGAATACTTTTCCTTCGTTATCAGGATTAGCAGGGTCTTTTACAACATAAATGTTACTGATGTATGTAAGTTTACGTTTCTGTTTACGAGCAGCATCCTTACCTGCATCTGTTCCATTATTCCATAACTGAGAGTTATACTCTGATACTGGATCTTTACCACCAAGAGTAGTAAGACTGTTCTCTATGTACCATCCACCAGGACCTTGGAATGCATGACTATACAGTTTTACAAACGGTAGATCTTCACTGTCTGGTGCGGGTAAGAATCGAATAACGGCATATCCGTTACCTGATTTATCACATTCTAGTTTCCACAAACGGTCATCACCTGATGCTCCGTTAGTGTTTAATTTTTCAACTTCTTTAACTAACTTTGCAGTTAAAGAACCTAATTTTGATTGCTTTTTAAGATTAGCAAATGACATTTGGATACCTCGGATTAAATTGGATTTCTTTGGATGTTTAGATTATAATAGATTTAATATGATTTGTCAATGTTGTCTTTAAGTTTTGAGATTGTTTCACTCATTCCCTCAAAGAGCAATTTCATATCAGTTCCTTTGGGAAAACCCATTAAAGGAATTGTTTTATGTAAATGTTCTTTCATTTTAATAGCTTCAGTATCATCAGATAATGACAGACGAGCATACATAACTTTCTGTCTATCTAATAATTCCATTAAAAGATCAATGTGTTCCACCTTTTCATCATATTCCATTACAGGAAACTGCATTACATTACTAAAAAGCATCTTTTGAAGTTCATTAATTTCTTCAAGTTCTTCTTGAATGATTTCTGAATCAAAAAATTTACTCATTTACAATCTCTCTTAGAATTTTTTTATATTGGAACACATTAATATTTAGGAAAGGAATATATTTTTTAATTTTCAAACTGACGGTTTCCCACACAGGGTCTTTTAACTTTCGATTAAATTTTTTCCCAAAAGAAAAGATTTTTTCGAAGATTACTAAAGTTTCTAAACTTATTTCTCCTCCCAGATATCTTTTGAGTATGACTGGATGACCTTTCGAACAATTGAAAACTTCTTCTAATTCTTTTTCCAATAGTAATTTCTTTGATTGTTCTTTGAATAAGTAAGTCAAACTCTGTTGTCGTCTCATCCAATCTGCGTACGTTCTTTCTCCAGAATTTATTATTTCTCCAATCCATAAGTTTTGTGGTGTTTCAGTAGTTACAAAATTTGATAATAAAAAATCAGTGATCTGCTGATCAGAATATTTTCTAGATGTTTTCTCAAACCAATACTTATCTTTTCTTTTATTGAATGATGCCATAGTCGCTCTTGACTTTCCACCATATTTAAAAAAGTCATATCTTTTATTTGTAAAATGACTTTTCATTGAGAGATAAGTTTGATAGGTTTCAAACGGTGTCACTTTCATTCACTTCCTCACTTTCTAATTCTGTAATAGCATCAACAGGAACCTCATTCCCATCAATTGAATACCAATGTTGATTCATACCAATACTATCAGGTCTCACACCCAAATATTGCAAGTCAGGGAAAGAATGCTCACGTAACATTGCTTGCAATCTCCAATGTATTAGTTCAGATTTTTTCATTATAAAGGTAGTTTAGCACGAGAAGTCTTCTTCATAAAGTTTAACTGAATTGCATCATATTTCAACCTTTCTTTAAGAGGTTTTGTAACAAGTTTAGATACTGATTGTATTTCAATATCATTCATCTCACAATAT